GCCAGCGCGCAGCTCTCCCCCGCCAGCAGCCGGGCCAGGATCGCCGGTCCGGCGGACGCCTTGTTGTGCTCATGATAGCTGACCATGGTTTTTTTCAGCCCCAGATGGCTGAGGAGCTTCATGGTCACCCTGGTATCCTCCGCGGCGACGAAGTCCGCGCTCTCCAGCACGGCGGCGGCCCGGGGGCTCAGGTCCCCCAGATTCCCGATGGGGGTGGCGATCAGATACAGCGTTCCACTCATAGGGCACCTCCTTGTGATGAAGAGATTGTACCACAAAAAATCAGGGCTTTCAAGCCATTGAACCCCTTGAATGTTCAATATTCAGGGGCTTCACCATGCCCGCACATTTGCCACTAATAGTAACAAACTGATAACACAGAATCCCCGCCCTTTATTGGGCGGGGATCACGCTTTTACTGCACTTTGAAGGTGACTTCATGGCCCGGATTTTCGGCAATCAGTTTAGCCTTCAGATCGTCAACCATCATGTTATTATCAAGGGCCGCTTGCACCACGTCAACCAGCTTCTTCCCGTCCAGGTAGGCCCAAACGGTTTTTCTTTTCCGGCTCATTCTGCGTTTCATGTTCATTCCCCTTTTCAATTAGTATTGTGGCTTCCCACGACCGGGTTTCCCCGGTTTCGGCTGGTAGCCAACCAGCCCAAAGGCGTTGCCGCTCATCAGGTGGGGGGGGGATTACGGCATCGGGATAAACCCAACAATCCGTTCATAGGCTTCTGTCGCTTGCCGGATCACGCTCCGGGCATCAGAATCAATAACACCCACGGGCCACATGATCGGGTCAGGGACTTCAGAAGCGTTGGCTTCAATCAGGTGGTTCAGAATGGCGGTGAACGCTTCCTTGCGGCTGTCCGTAGTGCAAACCATAACGCCGTTGTCATTATCCCAAATATGATACATCATGTTAATTTTCCTTTCTGCCCTGCCATCATCAGCACCGGTGGGGCGGTTCCGGTGGACGGGCCTTCCGGCCCGTTTCGGCTTAATGGTTGATTATCGTGAAATCGTCAACGATCACGGCATCCGCGCTGTAATGCTCGTTATAGGCGTTCTTGAAAATGTTTGCATTTGCAAAGTTGTTGAACTCCCCGGCAATGTACTTGACTTGGGCCTTCTTTTCTTCATCCCAATGGGTGGCGATAACAAAGTATTTTTTCATTTCAATTTTCCTTTCTGGCTTTTGGCCTGTCCGTGTGGTGTTTTCTCTTGATGTTTGTATTATACGCTTACTTACGCAAGTAAGCAAGATGGAATATTGCACAAATAATATGCCCTGTTTTTGTCCAATTCGCTTACTTGCACAAGTAAACCTTTTGAAGTATAATGTTACCGTGAAAAAGGGGGTGTTTCCTTTGGGTGGAAAGGCCAGCGCCGCAAGTAAAAACGCATGGAACGCTAAAGCATATGATCGAATCAATTTGACAGTCCCCAAAGGATTGAAAGAGGAAATCAAAGCCTATGCGGAATCATGCGGGGAATCTGTAAACGGTTTTATCAACCGCCTGATTGAACAGGAAATGGGCAAAGGAAAAAAGGGCCGGGAATGATCCCGGCCCCTTCCTCATGTAGAATTTAGGTTTTGTCGTACAGCCCCGCCCGGTCATTGGTGACAAAAACCCGGATCATGTCCATAGACAAATCCAGGTCAGCGGGCCGGTTGTTTTCGTCTTTGGCTCCGGTGCCGCATCCGCCAATGAAGCCGCCGTCTACCATCTTGATAATGGTGGGCTGGGCGTAGCTGGGCATATCAGAAATTTTGTTGTAACGGGCCACAGGTGCTTCCTCCATTTCTTCATCAGAATCAGTTGCCAAAATGGCCTTCAGGATGGACAGGATTTTTTCACCGTATCCGGCCCCGGTGGCCCATCCCTTGCCGTTGGGGTTTTCCTGCTGTCCCAACCATTCCACATATTCCGCACAACCACGGGTTACATACTGGAACCGGGGATCAATACAGGCTCCATTCAGGGCTTCAGTGTTGGCGTAGGCTTTCAAGTGCTGAATCTGCGCCCTGATCCCCATTTGGGGGGAATCAAAGGAATTGCCTTTCACGCCGTTGGACGTTACCCCCATACCACAGAAGTTATTCTGATCCAGGGTCACAGCGGAACCGGCAAAGCCGAAATTGCCGGTTTCAAGGCAGGATTGGGCAAAGGCCACATCACCCCTGATCCCTTCGGCGGCTCCTTCAGTCAGATACAGGGGGATCATGTTCAGGACAGACGCAGGAACAGCGGGGTTTTTCGCCTTGATATAGGCCGTCATTTGGCCCACAGTGGCTTTTGCGGTTCCGGCAATACTTGTGTACCCCTCAACCGTTGCGCCGCTCATAGCGGCTTTTACGGCCTTTCTGAACCCATCCATGGTGTACCCCGTGCCCAACTGGTTCCACAGGTGTTCAGGATCACCATGGTTGGAAGCAATACCACGGGCACAGCCTTCCTTGTGGGAAATAATCACACCGTCCGCCAGGGGGTCAAGGTTGAACTCCTTGCACAGCATGGCGAACAGTTCCACGGCGCTGTTATATGTCCGGGCCGCAACAGCTTTGGCGGTAGCGGTATCGGAACAGGTGAAGTTTGCCCCGCTGGTGTACTTGATACAAGCGGGTTCACACATTTCAACGCCAATATGGGTATTGTTGGCGCTTTGGCCGCTGGTGCCGGTGCCACAGTGCCAACCCCGGTGGTTCCAAGGCAAACACTGATGCACGTCACCAGTGTTGCCGTCAATAAAGCCGTGAACGCAAGCGCTGGTATAGTTTGCGTTGTTCCAGTTCTTCACGAACACGGCGGCGGACGGCTGGGGGCAACCCACGGAATGGAGCATTAACCCCTTAACCGTGATTTTGCGTCCCGCCGTATAACACGGGTTTTGGGTCAGAATGGATTGAATCAGGTTCATTCATCATCCCTCGCTTTCCGCCTTATTTTTCAGAATTTCAATGGCCTTCATAATCGCGGCGGGAATGGGAATCCCCATTAACCCGGCGTTCTCAATGATCGAAATAGTTTCATTGGCGATAAAGGCGATCACTACCGCATCCCGGATAAAGTTGGAACCCATCACCAAATCCAAGCGGCAAGCAACCAGAACCACCAGAAGGGTCACTCCTTTTCGACAAAGGCCCTTCCACCCGGCGCGGCTTTCCAAGGAACCGTTTTCGGTCTTTTCGCTGTTGTGAAACACCCCGGCCACAATCAGGCCGGTCACATAGTCGATCCCCATGAAAATCATCAGGGACACAAGGGCGGCATCCCACCCGCCGAATAGGGAAGCAATAAAGCCCCCAACCACCCCAACTGCGGTCACAATTCCAGATTTCATATTGTCCAATCCTTTCTTTGCCGCTATGCGGCCTGTATTTGGGCCACAAACGGGCCACACAGCCCGTTTGTGGTTCTTCCCATGAAACTACACCCCCGCAAGCAAACGGGGCTTGTAGGGCCGTCTATGGCCCTTTCCGGGGCTATGCCCCAACCAGGGCGGCAATGTGCCGCAAATCCAGAACCGGGGCGCTGAAGAAATCCGGGTTCCAAATCCAGTAATCTTCATGTTCCGCCCGTCTGTATTTCTGACACAGGGGGTCAGCCCAAACCTTGTTCCACCGGCTCTGGTGGTTACTGTCCCGCTTTTCCAGCCTGGAAAGGATAGCCCCCACCAGCTTCCCGCGCTGAAGGCCGTTCCCATCATCGTTTTGGCTGAAAAAATTAAGGGAAGTTTGGCTTTCAGGGTAGCAAAGGGGTTTCCCATCCAGGCATAAAAAATCCCCCTCCACTTGAAGGGGTGTTCCATACGGGATATTGACCGGCCCACAGACGGAATCAAACCGCGCACGTTTCCGGGTGATATAGGTTTTATGTTTCATCGGCGGCTTCCTCCGTCCACCCATACACACCGGGTTCCCACACATTCCCGTCCGTGGTGCTGATCCAATGCTTGCCGTTGTGGGAAACTTTGGCCCCGGCGTTGTATGCGTCATGTGCGCCCACCGGCTGGCCCCACTTGGGCCATTCTTCAGCCGGATCAGATACGCCAACCCACAGGCTGGGCGCGGCATCCGGTGTCCAATCGGCCTGGGACGTATGATCCGACAAACACCGATACAACGCCCCGTTGTAACGCCTGATATTTCCTTTGGTGTAGCCCACCGGATAGGCCCACGGGGAAAACAAATCAGCGTGTTCCGCCGCTGTCACATCGTCAATGCTCCCGGCTTCTGCCATCGTTACGAACATGATCCCGCCCGTTTCCGTGGCTTTGGTGATTTCCGTTCCGGCATCCGTTTCTTCCAAAAGGACGGTTTCAGCACCTTCCAGGGTATCCCGCCCCATCAGGTGGTAAACCGTCCCTTCAAAGACAACGCCCGAAGCCAACGGCTCCGGGCAAAGGGCAAAGCACCCATTTTCCTGTTGTCTGATATAGTTGGGGCTTTCCGTCATTCCAACAGTTACCCCGCCTTTTGTGATCCTGAACATTTGCTTGCACCTCCAAAAAAGATAGCATAATACAGCCGCCGCAAGCGCAAAATCCGCCCATGGTCATCGAAATTCCGGTAATAGGCCGCTTGACATTCCATATACTGTTCAATGTCCTTGAAATCCCGTTTTCCCGCTTTGAACTCCCGGTGAAAAAGTTTCAGTTTGCGCCGCGCCCTTTTGATCCCGTCCCGGCTCCCGTTTACCTTGATTTTTCCGGTTTCGGTCAGCGTGAACCTTGCCTTGCAAAACCGGAAAGGTTTGGTCAGGGGGATAATTTTACACTTGCGCTTGTTCACCCTGATCCCCAAGGATTCAAACCGCCGAACAATTTCATGGCCCAACTTCTTTAGCCGTTCCACATCTGGCAGAATGATATAATAATCATCCATGTAATGCCCCGCACAATGAACCCCGGCTTGACATTTGATCCAGTTGTCCACGGAACTTGGAAGGGCAACCATTTCCTGTTGGGACGGCTCCACACCCAAAGGCATCCCCCGCCCCGGCGTGGGACACGGGGAATGTTGGATCACCCGGTCAGCGATTTCACGCAATTCCGGGTTTAGGATCAACTGTTGGTGGCGCTGGTAAATCAGCGCGTGGGGCGCATTGGGAAAGAACCCTTTCAGGTCAATCAGCAGGACGGCCCCTTCCCGGCCATAGCGCCGATAGTGCCACGCAAGCTGTTGTTTCAGCCGCCGAAAATGCCAATGTAACCCTTTTCCCCGCTGACTGGCCCCGTTGTCATAGATCATACCGGGACTATACAGGGGAACCAGGGCTTCATTGCATAGGGTTTTATGGATTTGCCGATCAGAAACGTGGGGCGCGTCTATGGGGCGGACTTTGCCGCGCTCACACAATGTAAAGTGAACACACCCTTTGGGTTTCCATGTTTCAGTCAGCAGTTGCCGCCGCCGTTTGGCCGTCCCGGAAAAAAGGTGCAATTCAAAGTTTTGAACGCTCTGTTTCCACCTTACCCCGTTAC